CACCTACAACATCAAGTGTACCACTTACTGATACATTGTTTTCTATTGTAAGTGAAGAACCACTAAATGTACCACCTACAAATGAATTAGCTGATACAGTATTGGCAACTGTTACATCTGTAATACGACCATAGGCATCTACTGTAAACTGACTTAACCCATAAGTACCTGCAGATACACTTGTCTGTGTCAGAGCAAATGTAGGATTACCTGCAGTACCATTAGCATTAGTAATAGTAACACCTGCAGAACCTGTAAGTGTACGACCATATTTACTGTCACCTGATTCAACTACAATACCTGTAACAGATGCCGCACCAGTACCTGCATTATTAAGTTGCTCTGCAGTTGCTACAAGTTGTGTACCATTAATTTGAATTGTACCAGTAAGATTAATACCTGACTGTGAAATCTGCAGTGTAGAGTTACGTCCTGCACCATCTTGAATGTAAACAAATTGACCTGACCCTAAACCATTACTGTTTGGATCGGATGTTTGTAGCAAATTCTTATATGATTCTGCTATAGTCTTTCCAGTTAAATCTGCCATTATATCAAATTCCAATACTTCAAAGTGTTGTTAAATGCAGTGGTTATTTGTAACCAGCCTTGATTTGCACCAGATGTTAAAGAATCTTCTGGCCTAATATCTCTGATCATGGTACGTTCTTCAATACGTGGTGATCTATTTTGTGGATGGTTCTTTAAATCATAAGCACCATCATAATCATAACTACAAACCATAAGCCCATAGCTATTCTTTTTTAGCTGGTTTAACTTATAACGAAACCCACATACATCACAAATACCAAAAACATTTTTAGTTGTTGCCATTATACCATAACTCGTGGTTTAATAAAAATACTTACACGCTCTCTATCTTCTTCCATAGCACGTGCAAGTCTTTCTTCATACTCTTGTTTTACCATTTGAATACGTGCAGGTTCTACACCAGGACGTTTCATTGACATGTGATATGCAAGACCTGCAGTTAAGCAAGGTAAGAACCTACGAGAAATATCTGCATTCTGTGTAGCAGACTTGTCAACATCTTCCATGTAACGTACAGTTTCAAGCTTTACTTGATCTGTAGAATTTTCTGGAATAGGCCATAGATGTACAACAGGATTTCCACGCTGATGTCGAACTGCATATTGTGTTGGACGACCTGTCTGACCCTTGCTTGGAATCTTTAGATACTCTTGCATTGAGATACGTTCTAGTTGTGTGTCAGTGTTATCACGATTGACAACGGCCTCAAGAACGTCAATGGTGGCTGAACCAAGTGCAAATGTTGTAACACTTGTAGCTAGTGTGACAATAGAAGTATTAGCAGTCCATAGCATAACACCACGGTTCTGCCAATCCTGAAGAAGTAAGTTGATTGATCTACGTGCAGACTTTGGCTCATGTCCAAGTGTTTGCTCACCACCAATCATTTCCATAGCTTCTTGGATTACTTCGTCAATGTCCATGTCAAAATTAAAAGTACCTGAAGTAGCCATTTAGTATAACCTATTCTTTCTCTGCTTTGATTGGACTGTACGCTTTGTACCACTCTTCTTGCCAGAAATCTTTGTCAATCGTTTCTTCGATCCTGGTTTCATAACCTGTTGTCCAACGCTTCCACGATTGATAGCCATCTTTAATAGAGCCTGTTATGTCCAGAAACACTCTTGGTTGTTTTACGTCTGCCAACTTTACCACCCTTACGTTTTGTAGTTGTTTTTTCCTGGTTTAATTTTTTGCGGTAAGTTGCGCCATATTTAGAATCCCACTGGCTTTCACTTAGACCTTTTTTAGATGCTTCTCTTTGTGACCATTTAGAAAACTCTGAAGCTGACATATCAGTAATAGACTTTTTAGGTTTGGGAGTTCCTTGTGGTCCTTCAAGCATCATATCGTCTGGTGATTTCATTTTAGTTTCCCCTTACGCTTTACCATATTTTTTATGTTTTTGACTTTTAGGAGGAGACTTTTTAGAACCTCCTTTAGTCCACAAAGCTTTGTCAGCCCAGTATGCAGCAGACATTTTACCCCTCGCAATGTTTTTACGATGGCGATTTTTAAATGAACGCCTAGCAGCATCGGAGTAGTTGTGACCCATAGACGCATCGCCAGCATGTATAAGTTTAATTTTGTCACCTTCTTTAGCCAGAACCATAATCTTTTTACCTGGTCTGTCAGATTTTCTAGGCTTATTAAAGCCAGCAAACTTTTTACCACGATACTCAATACCTCCTGATGGTAACCTTTTAACTCCCGGAAACTTACTTCGTGTCATTTCTTTTTCCTATACTTTCTCACCTTTTTAGCGATAGTTTTAGGTTGCTTAACGTGTTGCTTTCCAGTCTTGCGTCCTTTTCTTTTAGCTGCCGAAGTCTTTGCATATTCTTTTGCGGATAACGCTTTGATAGCTTTTTCTGGTAGGTAACGCTCACCTGTTGCTTTTGAACCTTGCGTGGATGGTTTACCACTCTTAGTTCTCCACTTTTGTTTTGTCCAAGCCTTTAAGCTCCTCTGTGATTTTGCTAATGCCATTTAACATTCCTTATTATATCACTGTAATCCTTCATACACAAACCAAATAAACGGTAGAAGAAATGATAAAAAGAATACAATCAAACCTATAATGGTAAGGTTATATATTAACTGCTCACGTTCTTGTGCTATTCTAGCAGCTTCTGCCTTTTGTCTTTTTCTAATCTCACCTTGAATACGTATAATTTCTTGCCAAGCATTCATACCATATTGGCCTATAATATAGTTACGTAGTTCATTTTCCATTTGCTCTGCTTTTTTCTTAGCGGCAAATGTTTCTAATGCTTCCTCTTCTACGCTACCAAACCTACGACCCCTTGCAACATTGTGTTCTTTCTTAACATGGTGAATGGCATTCATCCAACGACCCAAATCACCAGCCATTGATTCAACTTCTTTACCTACTTCAAATCCTTTCTTAATTGCATTGTAGGCAGTCGTTGCTGCGGCTATTGCTGTAATTGGGTCCATTACTACATCTCCATAATGCTAACGTGTAGCAACTTACAATTAAGATCTATAGCCCCCACCAGCTTTCTTATAAAGTTGTGCAGCTCTTTGGGCTTTACGAGCCGACCATTGACCAGGTGCGCCACCTTTGTCACTAGCCTTAACTTGAGCCACAATACGTTTACGTAGTGCAGGTTTGGTATAATTACCTGCCTCGTTTACACGGCTCTTTGTTTTCTTCTTCTTGGTAGGTCTGCCACCCTTTTTAGCCGTAGCAGTAGTCTTAGATTTACCAGCTTTAGACAAGGCAATGGCTATGGCCTGTTTACGTGGTTTACCTGCGGCTACTTCAGTGCTTATATTGCGACTAATTGTTTTGGGTGACTTACCTGCTTTAAGTGGCATTGTTAGGGTCTTTGAAGTTTTGGACGGGCTACACCATATCCACGCATAGGACCGCCTACTTTCCGCTTCATAATCTTACCGCCATAAGCATAACCCATTTCGTCAAAGTCTTCGTCAAGAAGAAACTTATCATTTTGAGCTTGCTCTACTTCTCGCATCAGATCTTCGTACTCTTTATCTTCTTTAGATTTTTTATCAGCCACTGTTCTTTCTCCTACGAGCTTTACCAAAACCTTTTACCTGACGAGCTACGCAACCGACCTTGCCACCCTTTTTATAACTTCTATCTTCAGATGGTACGTCATCTTCAAACATATCATCGTCATCGTAAATAGGATTATCTTCAAAGAAATCTGCGAGTTCGTCAATTTCTTTAGGTGTAACTGCTCGTTTTTTCTTAGCCATTATGGTTTCCTCACTGCACCAAACCCACGCATAGCGGCTCCACAACCTATACCGCCACCTTTGTTACGTTTAATCATGCCACCTTTGTTAGCGGCTACATCCCCTGAACTAAGACCACTCATGCTTTTAGCAGATTTCTTTTTTGGCTTTGGTTTTGGTAATGGCATACTATTCTTTTTAGCCACATAATCCATAGCACGTTTACGAGTATTTTCTACAGTACCTATTTTATCTTCTAGTGTTTTTTGTTTTAGTTTTGGGGTAGGTGAAGTCTCTGCACCTGCCTTCATTTTAGCACGAACACCACGTGTGTAGCTATCGTCCTTACGGTTCATCATGTTCATTTCAGTTTGAGATGTACGACCGTATGGACCTTGTGAACCAATGTTCTTACCCTTTTTAGGAGCAGGAATATTTAACGATTGACCTATGCGGATCTTGTTTACATCTGCAAGATTTGGGTTAGCGGCAATAATATCTTGAACACGTACACCCATACGCTTTGCAATCTGTGATACTGTATCACCGCTTTTTACTTTATAGTTAGCCATTTTATTTTCTCCTTAATATAATCTATTATGACCAGACTGTTTCTTAACAGTTTTTTTAGCTTTTGGTTTGACTGGCATAGGTTTTGATTTAGCTTTGGCTTTAGAAACCTTGCCACCTTTTTTAACACCAGTCATACCAAGCTGGCGTAGAATCTTTGCACGTTCTTCTGGTGGTAGTTTATCCAGAATTTCTTGTACCTGGCCTCCACCGCCAGTACCACTTTTAATATCTCCTATTTCTTTAAAAGCCTTTGCAGCCATGCCACCACCTTTGCCACCACCCATGCTAGATGAACCACCTGCCTGTGGAGTAGCTACGCCACTTCCTCCTTTTAATATCTTTTTAAACATTTTAATTCGCTCCTACAATTAGATTATCGTCAGCACCTGCACGACTTGCTGGCATTGCCATGTCATCTCTGCGTGTACGTCTTGCTTGATTACGTAAAGTTTCTAGTGATTGTGCATATCTTTGTTCAAACAAAGTAATAGCACTATAGTTTTTCATGAACATCATTGCCTCTACCATACATGCATTGAACAATGCGTCATAACAAAAATCACTAAAGTAGTTATTCGGTGTAGCTGATGTCAGTGTTGTTGGACGTGATATATGTACTACCTCTCCATTGAATGTTGATACAGGAGTAGGTGCAATAAGAATAGTTGTATTATCACGTCTTGCATAATATTCTGGAACACCTGTACTTGCACTTACAGGCCAATAGTCACGAATGTATTCATCTGTACGTGGCAGTAAGTGAATACGTGTAGGATCAGTTGTGCTAGTAGCTGATGTTGTAATATTGATGTTTTTGATAATGCGAGTACCTGTAGGTAATGTCAACTGATTATTGTCAATTGATACTGCAACAGATGTATAAGTGACAAGACCATAATCGTCTAGGTCACGTGTCATACGTTCTTCTGCTCTGTTCACCATTTTGGGAACATAAGCTAGGAACTCTGTGCCATCGTTTTCACAGGCTTGAGAAATGTCGTCTACGAGAAAGGTATAGTTAGCCATAATAAATTGCCACTGTTGCGGCTGATGTTGGTGCGGAAACTTTTACAGGCCCAACAACTTTTACTCCAAAGTCTGGAATCATAATATCACCTGCATCCACAACAGTCGTTGCAACAAATTTGATATTGTTTCCATTGGTGTTTCCATAAGCATCTGTTTCGCTTCCTGTAATTAGGAATGTACCAATGCCTGAATATGTAATACCCTTAATGCGTGTGTCAGCTACTGTAGTGTTTGTAGTTGTGTCTAAAACTGCACCACTACCAGTAACAAAACCTTGTTTAATATTTGTAGCCATCTGATCCTCATTGTTAATTAGTTAGTTATTGGTGGACTATTGACTATATTATACACAAAAAAAGAGGGATATGAAAGCCCATACCCCTCCCTTTTTACATTTTTTTAGACGTTAGTACTACGCACCATCTGATCCGTAGAAGCCACGCCAGTCTGACCAACCGAAGCTATAACGCTCACGAGCCTTGAACCGCAGGTTGCCAGTGTCGAAGTCTGGTTCCATTTTGGTTTGCAGAGGCGCACGAACAAACATCTTCGCACCATTCGGACAATCGGTCTTCAAGAACCAAGCGTCAGTGTCTGTGAAACGGCGGTTTACGTAGAAGCCACCAGGTACAAGACCCTGATTCCGAATTGAGTTGATGTCGTTGACATTGGTAATGCCATCTGTACCGAAGGTAGCAGTAGCAGTTGACATTGTGCTGTTCAGGATTTGATCAGCAGTGAATGCCAAATCTGATGGGATGTGCAAAGACTTTGCTTGCAGACCAATCAGAATACCACGGTCATCTTTAGCTTTTGAGATCTGGATCAGTGCAGCTTCCAAAGATGATTCTGCAAGATCAGAAGCACCAATGTAGTTTGACTGATTACCAGCACCAGCTGTTGGGTGTGAAGCAGAGAACAATGCAACACCGTCACCACCTACATAGCTTGCGCTAAAGCCGTTGTTGAACACGTCAGCAGCTTTAACTTGCTTGGTGTTCGCCATAGCACGAGCCAAACCTCTTGCACGAAGTTTTGCAAATGTGTCATAGAGGTTATCTTCCATAGCCTCTTCTGTCACTGCAAATGCAAGTGCAATGGTTTCGTGTGTGTAACGAGCCGTGTAGCTCTCTTGTGCATCGTCATAGGACACTGCGGAACCTTCACCCTTAACAGGTGCAGTACCAAATCCTGTAAACAATACTTCTTCTTCAAACGCACGATCTGAATTTTCAGTTTCAAAAAGCGGTGCGTGTTCGTCAGCAACTTCCCCATACTCCATACCGAATACGGCATTAAGACCTGGGAGAAGCTCTTTCGCAATACTTGCTCTATTAATAGCCATTCTTTAATCTCCCTTAATTAGCCCAGTAAGTAGGCAGTGATGGTTGCAGGTGCAGAAACAGTGGCAGTCAGGAAGTTATCTGTATGCTGAATGAGTTGTACATTCAACTTCAAATAAGCGTTCTCTGCGGCTACAGCTACATCGTTCCCTGGCTCATCAACTGAATCCAAGGTACGGCACATAGCAATACCAGTTGTACGAGTTGCTGCTTCAACACCGTGACCAGACATACCAGTGAAGGTTGAGCCTGTTCCAAGTGTTACAGCAAAGTTTTGTGAACCGTGAAGGTCACCAGCAGTTACAGATGCATCTGCTTGTACTTCAAACACGGTACGTGAATCGTCAGCGACAAGGGCAACGGCGTTAGTAGCTGATGTACCTGAAGGCCAGTACTTGCTGAACTTCTGTACACCGTCTGCTTCGTAACGGCATCCCATAAATACACCTTGAACCACTTCGGTTACTGTCGTAATGACTTCCAAATTCCCTGCATTAATACGGACAAGATCGCCTGTAAAAATGTTAGCAGCGTAACCTGAAGCAATAGGGTATTCACTTTGACCCTGGTTGTTCGGGGTATTACCACGTTTACGAGAAGGACGGAAGCCTGACAATGCTTTAGTTGCAGTCATGTTATTTCTCCCATTAAATTAAAATGACACTACTAGGTTCCGACCTATATCCAAGTTAGTCTTGGAATTTAGCTGGACGGCCTCTAGTAACTTGTGTTTTACTGTTATTACGGATTGGCATACGAGAATCGCTTGAGTTCATTAGCTGTGCATTAACTGCGTCAACCATTTCCCTACTAGCGTTTTCATAGTGTGCCTGACGAGCTTGGGCTTTACGTAAAGGCAATTTAGCCAATGCTAGATCTCCACGACAGACCGTTCCCATATATCGTCCTTCATCTCTCACGAAAGATGTGTGTTGCATCTCTGGAACTTCTTCTATAGAAACAAACTCCCAACCTTCGGCATGTCGCTTGCCTACGTTCCGATAATCATCCTGATTCTTTGTACTAATCCGAATCCACCGAAGTTTTAAACCTTGGTCAAGGAAACGGTTTTCTACTGATTCAGGAATTTCTAGAAGGTTTGGTTCCCGATATTCATAATCTTGTTCTCTAGAATTGAGTTCACGAGACTCTTCACTACGTGATACTGTTGTTCGTGCCATGTTTAATAACCTCCACGCCGATTGTTAATACTTGTGTATTCTCCGTCTGCCCGTTCAACTTTAAGTTTTTCAGCAGCATATTGTTCAAGTGGTATCCCCCATTTCTCTGCAAGGCGTACATCTTCTTGAGATAACTTTACCTTGCGACCAGAGCTAGGATTGGGAGTGCGTGACGCTCCTGCTACAACTTGAGAAGCCTTTGCGGTGGCTTCTTGCCGTGCTTCGACTTGCTGTGTAGGTGCTTCAAATCGTGTAGGAAAAGCACTAGCTAGTCGCTTATCAATTTCCATATAGTACTCTTCGTCTGAAGGATCATAACCTTCGTCCTTCATGCTGGCATCAATTTGTAATGCAGCTTGAGTGAGTACATTATCCTGACCGAACCAAGGATTACGTGCGGCCCATGAAATTGCTTTAGGGTCATACGCTTCCTGTTGTGCTGGTTGCTCTTGAACCTGTTGAGCCTGTTGCTCTAGTTCTTGCTGATAACGCTGATAAGCGTATTGGCTTTGCTTTAGTTGCATAGCTTCTGCTTGTGCAGCTGCCATTGCTTCTTGAGCCGCCAGCATCTTGTCGGCATCGCCGCTTTCAACGGCTACACGATAAGCTTGTTTGGAAAGTTCCATCTTATCGTTAATCGAACGCTCATTATTATCAAGATTGCTCTTAATGTTTTGTGCGTATTCTCTTTCTTTTTCCTTCAGCTTTGCTTGAAGAGAAGCTTCACGAGCTTTAAGTTCTTCAATTTGTTGCTCACGTTCTTTACGTTGGCGAACAAGCTGGCGAATACGTTTCTGTGCGCCTGATTCTTTTTCTTCATTTTCTTCTGCCACCCCTTGCTCTTGGGCTGTTTGCTGAACATCTTCTGCATCTCCAAGATCTAGTTGAGGTTGCGCTTCTTCTTTTTGAGAGGCTTCGTTTTCAATTTCAAACTCTACCCTCTCTTCCTCTTTTGCGGCTTGAGGAGTTACCGTTGTCCAATCATCAGACATAAAAATCTCCTTTTTAACGTCAGTTGCGATACCTGACGAGTTACGCTTGATTATTATAATACACTAAGTATTGTTATTACACAATAGCTAGTGTCATTAATTTGACAAGTTATATGTGGGATCGAGTGTTTTAGGATCATCTAATACCATTGAAATCTGATCATCAAATAGAATTAGCATTCTAACACCCTTGTAAAAGAACTTCTGTCCTGTATGTTTACCATAACAAACATAGTCACCTACTGAACACCACGGTCCATTAAGAAACTTATCTTTGTCTTTATAGGCTAGGTCACCTATGGCAAGGACTTTACCAACAGTCGTTAGGTAGGAAATGTCATTGACTGTTGAATCAGGTAGAATGATTCCACCCTTTGTTGCTTTCTTAATAGATACAGGCCGCACCAGAAGGTGATAACCAGGGATATGTGGAAGAACTTCTGGATCAGGTGCTTCAGTATTTGTGATCCATTCGTCATTCAACATTGCTTTATCCATTGCTACTGCTTGCATTGTTACTCCTCATCGTCTTCGTATATCATTTTATTGACTATACTTTTGATTTCCACTAAGGCATACTCAAGTCCTTGAATACGCCCAACTAGATTTGTATAGCTATGATAATCTGAAGCACCGCCAGATGCAAGCGTTATTTTTACTGATTCAATTTCTTTCATCAGCATTTTATAAATTTCTTCGTAAATCATTAGATTAGTTTCTGGTAGTTACTACCGTAAGGGTTACGTTCAACTACAGAGCCTCCACGTTTTCTTTCGTTGGCTGGACTAGGAACTTCCATTAAACTAGGCTCTGAACGCTCAATAAAATCTGTACTAGGTTTTACATATCCCATGTCTTCTAAATCTAGAATGGCTTGGTTTCGTAAATCCATTTGTGATTTTATATAATCTTGTATATCAAAGTCATCCATGTAACCTTCATCAGCAAGAGATTGCATTCCTTTAGCATCAACAAATATATCTTGATCTGTTTTATTTGCCATACGTATAAGAGCAGCTCTATCTTTAATAGGTTTGTCAACAGCAATCATTTTAGAATTTATTTTATCAAGCTGTTTCTTTTCTAATTTAGTTAATCCATTTTCAATTTCATATGTTACGCTAATAACCCTGTCACCTTCTCTTTTAATGTCTGGGTTTTTATTATAACCTGGGCGATACTTTTTCTGAAGTTCAATATATTTTTTTACTTCGGCAGGACTAATATCTGCACCTGCTTTACGAATAGCTTTAATACTGTTTAAATCAACAAAGGGACTTAAACCAGGTGCTGTTTCGTCAATGAATGGATTAAAACCTGCAAGTTCGGAATTTCGTTTTGGTCTTAACAATGCTGGTTGTTCGGAATAACCTGGTAAGTTTGCTGCTATATCAGGTAAACCGCCCTTACGAATATCTTCCATAGGTATTCCTTGAATGGTACGTTCTTCAAGAAACTCTCTTTGAAGTGTATTTTCTTCTAATAAAAGTTCTTTATCAAGTTTTTCTTTTATACCTGGTGGAATATCCAAAGCTTTTTTAGGAACATTTTTAGGTTTAGTAGATCCCTTCATTGCAAGTTTAACAAGTTTACTTAATGCCATTATATCAACCTTTGATAGTCACCATAAGGGTTACGTTCTACACGACCAACAGAACCACCTTCCTGTCTCATTATAACGTATTCATATACAGGGTGTTCTTTCTTTGCAGTTTTAATTGTACCTACAACTGGTCCAAACTCTGGAATACCAGTTGTTGTAGGCTTACCACGAGGATTGTCACCTCTTAAATCTCTTCGTGCTTTTGATTTTAATTTTGGGTTATCCAAACGAGCAAGAGCTTCTTCTAACATAGCCTCGCTTTCTTGAATAGACTTATCTCTAAAAGCTTTAGCACGAGTATCATAGGTAGCCATCTTGCCACCCTTTTCATAAATTGTTTTTAAAGTGTAGGCATGGTCTGCCCCTGTAGGAGTAAAATCTTTATTACTACTTTTCATTGCTACAAGAAATGTATTATCTTCATAACCTTCTGGTGCTTTTATCCATTTCCATTGACCTTTACTATCAATGAGATTTGTCATAACAGTTTTAGCACCTTTGACGGGATTACCTACAGGAAGTTCTGCAGAGAGTTCAGGGTCTACCATCATCTTGGCTTCTCTACGAAGCAAAGCACCTGGTGGAGATTCAATTTCAATATAAGGACTATTCATATTTGAAATGTCGTCACCAACAATAGGACGCTTTAGTTCAGGGTCAAAACCTTCAATTGGACGAAACTCACCACCGATTGTACCTGTACGTTCTTGGTTAGTGTACATAATACGCTTGAGTTCTTTTTGAGCTGCTTCAGGTGACTTCGCCATTGCTTCAAACAAGTCACCTTGTACAGTAGGTGT